GCACACTAGCAGTACATCTCTGCGAACAGAAACGCAGATTTCAAGAAGAAAAAGAAGTTGGTGTACAAATTGGTTTGCAAACTTACTTGAAGTTTTACACCATGACACAAGGTAGTGCAAAACTTAAAACCTACAGTGACTTTGCTACATCACCTTACTACAAAGCATTTGTAAAGTTTGGTAGACATTGTGTTGGTATAAATGCTATCAATGTACCAAAGTTTGTTGAATGGGTAATCAAGCAAAACAAAAAACTTGATCATTGGTGTAAAGAAGCAGTATATGATGAGTACCTTCATGAATATATTAGACGGGAAGCACTAACAGACGCACTTGAACGTGGTATTAAATATACAATGAAATGGAGTGAGAAAACAGGACACCCAGCACACGATTTTTTGCGTTATGGAAATGACAATGCAGTTGCGTTTGCAATAAGTACTGGACGAATATCACCCTGGTTGGTGTTCAACTGCGAATCAGGACAAGCATACCTAGCAGATATGAATCCTGATCAAACAAAAATAGTATGGCCTTGGATTGATCCAGACTTTTGGCAAAAGAAGTTTCGCGATTACCCAGCAGATCAGGCATACTGTGAAGAAATACTAAAACAAGCAGGATGGTAATGTGCCTTTTTACACAGAAAAAATAAGTTTTACATTACCTGCAGAGGAGAACAAAATGGGACTAACTAGACCAAAAATTCAACAAATGGAAAAAATAAAGAAATCCAAAGATCCACAATTCTATATGTTGTTGATCAAAAGTGCAATACGCATTGGTGGATGCTATGCATTGCTAACTGGAGATTTTGTAATGGCCGCAATAGTATTTGCCATTGCTGAATTTGCAAACATAGGACACTATATTAGTAAATGAGTGCTGATGTTGACATAGACTTTGCTGACAGGCAACAGATAATCGATTTAATACAATGCACACCAGCAAGAATGAACGCAGAAGGAAAAAAGCACAACAGTGGAGTGTATGTTACTCCTGTGCCATATGATGCTGAAAATAGTTGTGCAAGTATAGACTATGAGTATGCAGAGCAACGTGGATACTTTAAACTTGATTTACTTAACCAAAGTGTATATACACTGATTCGAGATCAAGCTCACTATGATCAAATGTTAGCAAACGAGACTGATTGGACAAGACTACAAGATAAAAGTTTTTGTAAACAAATAGTGCATATCGGAAACTATTATGATCTCATTTGTGCTATGCAACCAGACAGTATACCACGCATGGCAGCATTCATCAGTATTATACGTCCAGGAAAAGCACATCTACAACGCAGGTCATGGCAAGAAGTATTTGCAACTGTATGGGATGGTGATGATACAACAGGATTTGTGTTTAAGAAATCACATGCAGTCAGTTATGCACGTTTAGTAGCATTACACATCAATCTACTTTGCGAACAAGAGTAATACTGCGCCTTTTTATTTTTTTCATTGACAATTCAGCTAGACTTGTGCTGGGACCAAGTATTATATCCAAATCTTTGTTTATAAAAGTTTTTAAATAAGGTCGAAATTTTTCCCAATCTTTTTTGAGGAATATATTAATTGGAATACTACGATTAGATTCCCACCACCATTGATTGGCTAGTTCTAAAAAATCACGTTTTATGTCATCTTCTACAATGCCGCCGAAGTCATAGATAGTGGTAATTTGATTGTCACGATTTTGAATCACCCCAACATACTCATTCCCTGCGTATGTACAGAAAGTGATAAATGGATATCGTTCTGCAATCTTTTCGAATAGCTCTACGCCCATAAATACCTTAAAATGTTAATTAAATGCATTACACCAAGGTATTTATAACAACACAATCGACCGGCTCTAAATGGACAAACAAAGTTTTCAGACAAGCATTAAAAATTTTTACAATTCGAATCATATGTATACTGAAGATCCTTCGATTTGCCATTGTGAGGTTAAATTTAAAAGCAATAAGTTATTAATCACAATTGGCGAAAGTTGGACTTGGGGTGATAGCCTAGATCCACAAACAAGATTGCAATCAATATATGGTAAGCATTTAAGTGAGATGTTACAACTTGATTGGCTTAATATTGCACGAAAAGGTGCAAGTAATTTTTGGATATTCTACCAAATTTCTGAACTTATACGGTACGACAAAATTCCATATGACGAGTTGTTAATAGTTTTCTGTTGCACAGAAACAGGAAGAGAGTTTGATGAAAACTGGGCATGGTATGAATTTGATCCAACAAAAAATTTACCTAGTTTTGATAGTGTTGATCAATGTATTATAAAATATAACTCTAAACTTATGGACTATTTGAAAAACCAACTTTCTCAACTGAATCCAAAAGTAGAAGTAGTGATTAGTCACAATTTTTGCAACAGTAGTTTTTGGCAACATGATTTTTTCCAAGTACAAGATAATTGGGTAAAAATTAATGCGATGTATAACAAACAATCAGTTTCGTTTAATGTTCCTACAATAGCAAAACTTCAATACTTTAAAAAATATTGCAAAGATATTGAACGGATAGTTGATCTACAAACACAAGCTATAGAGTTAGTAGATTTTTTAGATAAAAGTCCACTGCATCATAAAAAAGCAACAAAGCATCCTACAAGTAAAAGTCATAGATTGTGGGCAGAACATTTACACTCTAAAATTAGATAAATAGCTGGTATTGGAGTTTTGTAATGTATTCGACCACAGCTTATATCTATCAGCAAAGACAACAGGTACTATTACCTGCAACTGATGGATCGTATTTTCAAAGGAGATGGCAACCAGTGTATGCAAAAAAATTAAAAGTCAACAGAGGAGTTGACAATGTCATATTGTTTGAATTTATTAACCAAGATCAAAAGCCAGTGAATATTTCAGGTAGTACTATAACCTATCGAATGATGTCTACAGATGGTGATGAACAATTAATAGCAAAAGATTTAGAAACCTTAAGTGCGGTATACGGTAGAGCAAAGGTTACACTTACCAGCGAAGAACTTGACCTCATTGAAGAACAGACTGCAACCTGGAGTTTGGAACGTGCTAGTGGCAATCTCTATGAAGCAGTGTTTACAGATGCATACAGTTCAGGACGTGGACAAGTTGAAATTGTAGATAGTGTATATCCTAATTTTGTTGAAAGCAAGTTGCTGGAAATACCTAAGCCAGATGATTATGGAATCAAAACTGAATCTGGAGATAGAAGATATACCAGTATAGCATATACTGCAAACAATACACTTACAACATTCCAGTTTGACTTTGATAACTTTTCAGGAAACGTAAAAGCACAAGGCAGTGATACACAAATAGGTCCAGATTGGTATGATATAGGCAGTCAAACAGTTTATACCAATCAAACTAAAAGAGCATTTGTGAATGTTGAAGGAAGACACAACTGGGTGCGTTTTGAAATCAATCAATATGGTGTGGCCGCAACTGGAAGTGCCACTGTGCAAAATGGATCAGTCACTGAAATAAGTGCTACTGGTGGTAGTGAATACTACGGTCCAGGAACACCAAACGTTGAAATCTCTGGATTAGGCACAGGAGCCACTGCAACTGCAACCATAAGCGGAAATGTGGTTACACAAATTTCTGTTACCAATGGCGGACAAGGCTACGAAGCAACGCCTACTGTTGAAGTCAACAACGGCACAATTACCCAAATTACCTATCGGTAATCAAAACACTTGCACAATACAACAGGTTATGTTACTATAACATAATGATTGATCTATTGAGTTACATTCCGCAAAAGCGAAAACAAACTAGTTCTGGTTGGGTGAGTTTCAATGCTCCTTGTTGTGTTCATCAAGGCGAGTCGCAGGACAAACGTCTGCGTGGTGGTATTAAACAACAAGATGATGACTGGAGTTATCATTGTTTTAACTGCGGTTTTACTGCGAGTTTTGTTGCTGGACGTAGTGTTGGTTACAAAGCACGTAAATTATTAGAATGGTTAGGCGTAGACCCAACTGACGTTGAAAGGCTAAACTTAGAAAGTTTGAAACGTAAAAGTTTATTGGATCTAACTGCTGAACGCAATACCATAAAACAAAAACAAATAGACTTTGAAGAAACAGAGATACCTGCTGGCATTGAACGCATAGATGAAAACAATCGAGAGCACTTTCATTATGTTGAGTACTTGAAGAAACGTGGTATAGTGTTTGGTTATCCATTCTTAGTAGATAAAAAACGTGGTCCGCGAGATAAAATAGTTGTACCTTATACATACAAAAATAGAATAGTTGGACATACAAGTAGATATTTGGACAATCGCACACCAAAATTTATAAACAGTCAACAACCTGGATATGTATTTGGCTATGATTTACAAAAATCAAACTGGACCACGGCTGTAGTTGTTGAAGGCATATTCGATGCACTCAGTATATCTGGATTGGCAACTATGCATGAAACCATAAGCAAAGATCAAGCACAGTTGTTGAAGCAGTTACAACGTAGAATTATAGTAGTGCCTGATCAAGACCGTGCTGGTTTAAGCATGATAGAGGCTGCACTAGAACACAAATTTGAAGTTAGCATACCTGAGTGGCCTTCAGATGTTAAAGATGTAAATGATGCGGTTATACGTTTTGGAGTTGCACATACTCTTAAACAGATACATGATAGTGCAGAACGTAGTAAGATAAAGATTGAAATGGCTCGTAAACACTTGCAAAGGTTGATTAATGCACAATCATAAATTTTATTTTAACGGTTGTAGTATTACCAACGGACATGGATTCAAATATCAAGAAAAAGATTCAAGACTCTATACCAACCTTGTTTCTAAAAACCATGTTAATCATGCTAGTAGAGGTGCAAGCAATCTTAAAATTTTTTTGCAGACAAGCAAGGCAATAATTGATGGCGTAGCTGATATATATGTAGTACAATGGAGTGGATTACACAGGCATTGGGTTTATCCAGCACCCGATAAGGGCATTTACTTTGGATCTCCTAAAGATCCAAATAACGAGATTGTTACAGAAAACGACAAATTAATTGCTCATTATCAGTTGCTGAACCATGATTATGGTAATATAATACAGTTATTGGATTTTTGTCGTATATTACAAGATCAAGCACAATGCCACAATCGTAGATTGATCTTTATTAATGGTATCGTTGAATGGAGTAACAATGAAGAATGGATGTACAATTTGGTAGCAGATGCTGAAGACCATGATATAGCTGTAGAAAGTTTGAAAAACAATATAGAACTTGTGGATTGGAACTTGTGGGTAAATCCATGGTGTAGTTTTTATACTATGAGTAAATCCATTGATCTAGCCGAAGATAATTTACACCCAGGACCAAAAACACATAAACAAATTGCTGATATGTTAAAGGAAAAATTAAAAGTATGACAGAATATACCTATGATGTACAAAAGTTGTTTTTAGAAATGATGATGCATGATGCACAAAGTTTCTTGCGAGTACAAAATATATACAATGCAGAAAACTTTGACAGAGACTTGCGTGAAACTGCAAAGTTTATCTATGACCATGCAAACGAACACAAAACACTTCCAGACAGGGCACAGATAAAAGCAGTTACAAACATTGAACTGTTGGAGATGCCAGATATTAACAGTGGACACACTGACTGGTTTTTACAAGAGTTTGAATCATTTACTAGACGCAGTGAACTAGAACGTGCTATATTGAAAAGTGCAGACCTTTTAGAAAAGGGAGAGTATTCGCCAGTTGAAAAACTTATCAAAGACGCGGTGCAAATAAGTTTAACAAAAGATTTAGGTACAGACTACTTTGAAGATCCACGTGCAAGACTGGCAGCACTGAAAGACAACAACGGTCAGAATTCAACGGGTTGGGGAAACTTGGACAAATTGTTGTATGGTGGATTCAACAGAGGCGAACTACAGATATTTGCAGGTGGATCAGGATCAGGTAAAAGTTTGTTCATGCAAAACTTGGCAGTGAACTGGATGGAAGCAGGACTAAGCGGAGTATACATCACACTTGAACTTAGTGAAGGGTTAACTGCTATGCGTATTGATAGTATGTTAACAAATACTCCGAGTAAACAGTTGTTCAAAGATATTGAAACTGTTGAAATGAAAGTTAAGATGATGGGCAAGAAGTCAGGAAAACTGCAAATAAAATACATGCCTGCACAGAGCACAGTTAACGACATAAGAGCATTTGTAAAAGAACTAAGCATCAAACAAGGCAAAGAAATAGACTTCATGTGTGTTGACTATTTGGATTTGCTTATGCCAGTAAGTGCTAAAGTATCTCCAAATGATCTGTTCGTTAAGGACAAGTATGTGTCAGAAGAATTGCGTAATCTAGCAAGAGAACTTAACATACTGTTTGTAACTGCATCGCAATTGAACAGAAGTGCAGTAGAAGAAATAGAGTTTGATCATTCGCATATATCAGGTGGTATTAGTAAAATCAATACTGCTGACAATGTGTTTGGTATATTTACAAGTCGTGCCATGCGTGAACGTGGTAGATATCAAATACAGGCTATGAAGACTCGAAGTAGTTCAGGAGTTGGACAAAAAGTAGATTTAGAGTTTGATATTGAAAGTTTGCGTATACGTGATCTAGGTGATGATGAAGAATATCAACAGTTTAAGAAACAGAGTTCAAGTATCTATGATCAAATTAAAGCAAAGTCAATACAATCAGATCCTGCAAATGATGCTACTGTGGCCGACGAGCCAGGCAAGATAGTTGCTGATGTACAAAGTACAAAACTAAAACAAATGTTAGCAGGTATTAAAACAAAAGGTTAATAACGATGAATATTCTTGCAGTAGGAGATAGCTGGACGGAAGGCGTTGGAAGTTCAGATCCAAGTACAAAGTCTTGGCCAGCATTGCTGACCAAAAAATATAATCTTAATATAACCAACTACGGAGGAGGCGGGAGTTCTATTAAACGTAATATGAGGATTGCAGTAGAAGAAGTTAGTCGCAATCCAGAGTTTGATACAGTTATAATTGGCCTTAGTCCAGCAGTTAGAACAGAAGTACTTAACAAGGGTAAATGGCATCAAATTTGGCCCAACCTACCAATTAACAATGGCGATAGAGTTTGGACAGAATACATGCATCCATGGGGAGAAATTCAATCAGTGATACTAGATTGTTTTTATTTTATACATGCCATGAAAGGTCTTAACATAGATCTGCATATTTTCTCATTGAGTTTGGGAGTAGAAAGACACTATCAAAAAGAACTAAGTTGGATCACTGATTATACCAATGATAATAATTTTAATAAATTAGGTATGCCATTACAAGAATTAAATATTGGTATTACAGACTTAGACCGAAAACTAAAGGTTTTGAAAGCAATGCATAATAAAAATTTAGCATTGCATCCAAACTATCTTTTGGATATTCCATTTAGATTTTTTTCCAAAGATTTTTATGCACACGATCATCACCCCAACGACCAAGGATATGAGTTTTTAGCTGACTATATTTTTGATAAACTTAATTTTACGCATACTGATCAATAGGCATTGCTTTAACGTTTTTTCGTTTTACTTTTAGATAGTTACTGTTGTCTTTGGTCCACATTTGTCCTTCTCCAACTACCACACTATCACGAGCATATTTTACAGGACGGTCAACAACAAGATCAACATAGCGACCTTCACCAACTCCTAAGGTTATAAAGTGTATGTAATTTTTACTATCGCTTTTAAACACTCTGCTATTTGCAACTATACCTGCAAATTGAAATTTGTCTAAAAATAAATTTTGCAATCCCATGTTTGGCAAAAAGCCTGGACTGTTCCATGCACCATGTTGTTTAAAACTTTCAACTGGATCTTCTGTGATCCAATTGTCAAAACCTAGCTCACGTAGATCCCATCCAGCACGTTTTGCTTCGTTTCGATATACCCAACGTGCATATGACCCTTGACAGTGTTTCAAACAAGCACGCCAAAATTCTTTTGGATTGTACACTTTGTGATATGCAAGTGCCCATATAAGCCTGCCTAAGTTTACTGCGTGTGCTCTACATAATCCAAACCCACTGAGTGATTGCATTTGTTCATAGATGTCGTGCTTGTCTGGATGGTCACCAAGACGTGCCATAAACTGCATCATCTTTTCTTCATTCTTTTTTGCAAAAGCACGACGGTACATATCTGCTTCGTAAGGTGATATTCCAATCAACTTCATTATTTTGTGTATAGCATCATCTTCATATACTATTGCATTCTTTTGTATGCCTTTCTCGCTCCAGTCACGAAACCAACTAGCCTTGCGTCTGCCTTCCATGGCAACAGGACGCACCAATGCACTTGCAAACACACAGTCCTCAACTCCTGTTGGTTGCAATGCACGAAACAGTCTTTTCATGGTAGGTGATTCACCTTGTGTAACACCTAACACATCACCTCGGCACAGTAAGTCACTAACACGTTCATCTTGTTTTGGATAAGCATCCAATCTTGTTTGTGGATCAATTTCTAACAGTTGTGATAAACCTCTGTTGGCCAGTATGTCCACTTTTAAATGTTCTAAGTCCTCTACTTCATTCTTGTCGAGCAAGATAAGATTGTCATCACGAAATAAACTTTTAGGCAATGCTCTATCAAATACCAGAACACCACCGCAGTGTTTGCTGATACAACGTTTTTTACCCATGAGTTTGCGTTCAATGCGAGTTGCCTCTTGTTCATCTATGCCAAGTTTTTTGTATTCAAAGTTGGCAGGCAGTTTGCCTTTTGCACCTAGTCGCTTGGCAGCTTCTCTACGTGCTGACTTTTCTCTATAAAGCACATAGTTTGATATTCTAGCACTCTGTGTTGGCCATCGATCAAACACACGTTGCATTGCAAGTTCTTGTTTGTGATGAGGTATGTCAATGTCCACATCTGGCAAATCGTCTCTGTGCGGATTCAAAAATCTTGCCAGTGGTATGTTCCATTCAATAGGATCAACATCTGTTATACCCATGAGATAGCAGACCAAACTACTACCAGCACTGCCTCTGGTCATATGCGGTATATCTTTGTTGAGATCAAGTATGAGTCTTATTTTGAGAAAGTAATCTGTAAAACGTTGCTGAAGTATAATTTCAAATTCTTCTGCTAGTCTGTCTTGATATTCTTTGCCTTCTGGAGTTGGTCTTCTAAATTGTTCTAATAATGATTGTATCTGTTCTATTTCTGTTTTCATGTTTGCCTATGTTTGCCTAAAGATGCCTTGATAGATATATTTACACGAGATTTTGCGTGCCTATAAATATTTTTATGATTGATCAGACACTTATAGATAACAACTCAAAAAGTATTACAAATGCTTTCAGCTCCGCAACAACAATAGTTGATGGCTTAATGTCGATAAAAAACGTACATACCGACGAATGTTGTAAAAAGTTAGAAAACTTTATTTTTAATCTGCCCGAGGATCAATGGTCACTTGAATCAACACCAAAAGAAGACATAAACAAATACCGTAATAGATACAGAATAAATTGGAAAAGTGATTCAATAATTGAAGAATTGTCAATGAGTTACGATGCAATAACACCATTGATAAACAAAGTGTTTACTCGTACAAAAGAAAAAGTGTTCATTGGATTGAACATATGGAAAGATACAGAAGGATTTCAAACTGGATTGCATAGAGACAACGATATTATTGCAGTCGCTATGCAAATATACCAGGGAAAAAATGTTCCTAAAGATTGTGGTACAAGATTTGAAATAGATAATGAATGGTTGCATTTGCCTTATGAACACAATAGTGGGTATGTTCTCGAGCAAGTTGATGATATACAACAAAGGATAGTTCATGGAACATCACTTCCTACACCAAAAGATTGTACACGTGTAAGTGTTTATGCGATATGGAGTTATCCTGAGTTCAAGAAATAGCGTCGAAATGTTTGGTTATTATATTACCAATACCAATTATATTGTTACCAACCTTAGCAACATGTGCAATATTTGTTTGTTCAAATCCTAGTTGTTTGCAAATTTTTTCGTGAGCATGTGCGTAGGTGTTCCACACATAATCTCTTGGAATGATGTTGATAGCATGATAACCAGCAGTTGCAATGTTGGCATTTGTTGATGGATAATAATGATTAAGCATTGTTATACTATCCATACGTCTTTGTCTACAATATCGTATGCCACAACGGTTCCAGTTATAATTGTATTTACTAAGACTCATTCCTATACTTTTAATACAAGGATGTGCAAAATCTATCTCAAAGTTTTTACCTGTAAGTAACCAAGCACAATCAATATGTACGTCTATGTTTTTCTGCTCACACTCTACAAGTATTTCATTCCAATTTGGTGGTATGTCTAAGTATTTCCATCCTGGAAGACTTACTAGAAGAGGCACATTAGGTGCAAGATCTCCGGGTTGTATTGCGTTTATACCCATCAATGTATAAACACTGTAGTCGCCGGGTAAAACTTGAATATTCCATTTCAAAGCTCCAGCAGTGCTTTCAATAAAATGTGTACAACCTAGTGTGAAATCTACGCATGGAAAGTTATTCCAACCGAGTAGATTATTGATTTTTGTGCTTTTAAACCAAGCATCAGCCTCTTGCACAAATTGATCCATTGAAACTGGTTCATGTGTGTTTTCATACCAACTGCGTTCTACATGTTTTAAAAATTTATCTCTGATTGGCGGAACTACGCCAGGTGTTGCTTCGTCTCTTGTAAAGGTCAACGTCTTCCCCTAACTTTATGAATTAACCATGTATAAAATAAACTATCAAACTGGAACTGCCATTCACCGTTATGCCCAAACCATGTTTCGCCGACTACAGGATACTCTAATTGATTACCTGCATTTTTTTGTTCTGTAGCCCATGGTTCAGGATAGATAGGATAATACTTACAATCGTCCCACATTATATCTCTGATACTAATACCGTCGATGATTAAATCAGCGATACGAGTGATTTGTTGTTCTCCAACTACTTTACCAGACCTTATGATTTTAAGACAGTGTGTTTTGTTGGTTTGTAGTTTTTTTGTAAATTCAATTTTTTGAGTACCTTGTTCTAGCTCGCCATTATATACTTCATTTTCGTTGATTAAAATGTGTACAACTGGTTTTTTAATTTCATATTCTGAAACAAAAATAAGTTTAAAATCTAATGTTTCTGAATCAATTGGTATTAGGTCCATTCATCAATCCTATAAATTCCGTTAGGTCCACGATTCAACCAATAATCCTCACAGTTGCCAATTCGATGTATATCAGAGGTACAACAATGTATACCAGCATCCCAATAGTACTTGGTTTTAAAATCACTTACATAGGCAGTTACACCAATGGACTCTAAATACTGTGCAGTTTCATCGTTTAATGCACTTACTACAACGGTATTTTCATCTACTGCTAGATTGTTAACATCAAAAACTGTTTCTATAGGTTCTCCTAACCAGGTTTCACTGACCTGTTGCACTTGGTCATTATATATAGCATAATCAACACCAGGCAACCACCATTTAGCTCCAAGGTTGCCATGCCACTGTTTAACACTCTTAATAAAAAATACGTTCCAGTCTGGAAAACTTTGAGAATATTTCTGTTGATATCTTGAACTTATAATATGTCCAGGTCGAAAGGGAAAGAAAATCCCATCTTGATGATCACCAGTTGTACTCAAATGCACTCTATAGGTATTGCTTAAACGGTTAGCAACATTGTAGGCACTGTTTTTACGTTGTACAACTTTAGGATCATAATCAACAATAATATCTTTTCCTGCTCTTACAATACAAGGAAATTCAATCCAAGCCATTGGGTCTTTGTCTCGATCAATGATTACAACATTTTGATTATTTTTAAGGTATTCATCAATAGCATGTTGGTAAGGATCAATTCCTGAATAATATTGAGGAGTAATGTAGAGTGTATCTCCTAGTGTTAGACTAAAATCACATGGACTTATTGGCGGTTTCTGTAGACGGTCCTGATTATCTAAATAATCATCTACCTTGGAAAATTCTGGCTCAACAACATGTACATCTAGTGCTTCGAGTGTTGATTTCAGCAGTCGAAAATCGTTTCTTGTCAATTCATTTATGTAACAAAAGATGTCTTGGGATTTATTATCCAAATGATCAAAAAAACTATCAGGATATACACCTCCAATCCACACTTCTTGCAAAGGTTGCCATTGACTATGACTTGAAATTGTGCTATATTTGTTTGACATGTACCTATTTACTCATATGTATTTTTTGAATAAAATTCTTATTCACCAAAAAAGTGCTAAATACTGACAAAGGAAACAAAAATGCAAAAAAAGACTCGTAGCATCTTTGAAGAATTAGACGGCATCTATACAGAACGCTATGCTAAACATCAAGAGCGTGGATACATTGTAGAAAGTCGTGCCAGCAATGTGATTGCCAGTGCTATCCGTTTAATGGAACAGATCGACGAGTTGTATGATGCAGAGCAAAGTGAAAATCTACAACGCAAACTACTGAATGCTATTCGTTTGCGTGATCCAAGTAAGTTTGCAAGATCAGTAAAAAGAGCCAATGACAAATAGATTAACAGAACAACAATTACAAGAAGAATTACTTGATGAAGTCGGTGATTTCTCTCGAGCCATTTTACGTAAAGCCGGACAAGGTATTGGCGGAGTTAAAGGTGCAGGACAAAAAGTTGCAGGTGCAGTGACTAGGGGAGCTAAGTCTCTAGGGCAAGCATACACACAAGGTCGAGACAGTGCTCAGAAAGCAGTCGCTGGTAAAGATTATAAAGCACCTACTGCAAAAGCACAAGCACAAGGTCCAGGGTTTCTAAAAAGAGCCGCTGGTGCAGTACAAACTGGAATTGGCAAAGTAGATGCACTAGCACAAAAAACACTAGACAAAGTTGACGATGTCACCGGTTATAATTGGCAAAGTGGCCTTCCTGATCGCAGTCAACAAACATATACCGGTGTCGGTGGTGCAAGCATTGGAAAAAACGCTCAAAGTGGTAGTCTTACACAACGTAATAAGGCTGCTGGATTGGCTGCAAAGTTACAAAAAACCGATGCTGAAGCACAAAGAAAAGCAGAACTAGAAAAGAGACTAGGAACAACAGGTGCACAAGCCTCTGCTGCTAACCAGGATCAAAAAGCAATACAGAAAAGCATTGCACGTAATCAAAACAAGCAAGGTCAAGGAACTGATCCAATTTCACAAGCAATGAACAAGGGCAAAACAAGTGCAGTGAAGCAAGGCATGGATCAAGCCAGCGATGATTGGCTAAAACGCAAACCAAGTTACATGACTGGTGTGCCTAAAAGTCAACAAGCTAAACAGTCAACTGCACCGCAAAGAGACAGTACAGGTAAGATAGTATCAACCACTGCAAAAGACGTTGCTCAAAAAACAAAAGTTCCTACTGCTAAAATTGGTGGACAAAAAATTGATCTCAATGATCCAAAGATGGCAGGACTACGTGCGGCTATCGAAAAAGCATCCCCCGGTACAATAGGTGCAATAGATAAATTAGATGCTCCGAGCAAACAGAAATTGAAGAAAGCAATAGCATGAGGATCACCGAATTAAAAAAACATGAATCAAGACATGCATTACTAGAAAGTCTTACCCGAACCAATCGCGATACCTATCTTGTTTGGGAGAGTGTCGGATACCAACTTCGAGAAGCCGCACTTAGCCCACAACAGATACAAGGTTTGTTTGCAGAAATAGAAAAAACTGCAACTGAGGCTGGATCAAACCGTACGGCAGTTGGTAAAGGCGTAGACAAAGTTAATCAAGCAATTGTTAAACCTTGGAATGATCTAAAGGCAAAAGTTTACAATTCTGGACCTATGCAAGGCTTTGCAGCCAAGTATGATGATGCCGCTGAAAAATTAAAACAAAGTGCAGGTGGTGACGAAGGCAAGGTCATGCAGGCGGTTAAAAAATATCGTCAGTTTGCAGAAAAACATCCTATTATGCAAGGTTTTATCTATGCCGCATTGATTGCAGCCGCTGGTGTAAGTGGTGCAGGTTTAGGTGGTGCT